CGCGGCACAACCCGCCCCATCTCGAGGCCCTGCCGAGCCGTGGAGGTAGCCATCGATGACCCCGCCGAAGCCGGAAGACTGAACCCGCAGCCATCGCGAGTAATACTTCGCTCCGGAAGGCGACCAGTTCAGGGACGAGCCCGACTATTGGGTGCCCCGGCCGGTAATCGGACCGAACGCCGGAGGCTTCTGACCGGTCAGCAGCTTAGGAGCGGGTTGAACCCCAGGCGGAGCGCGGCGTGACTTCCGCATTCTGCCTCAAGCTGGCTGTCGAAGAGCTCGACAGGCGGTTGGGGCCGCAGCGAGGGGTGCGGGTGTGGTCAATGGATCACGCAACAAGAGGGCGCTACATAGATACGGTTCGAGGGGTGCTAATCTCTCTTACCGTGAGCTTCTGAACCTAAGTGATGATATGGCCGTTTTCGGTGATGATATCATCATCGGTTCCGACTATATCCCCACTCTCATCTCCACCCTTCAAGCTGTCGGTTGTGAACCTAACAGGTCTAAGACCTGTTATGTCACTCCTTTCCGCGAGTCGTGTGGGGCTGAGTGGTTTGATGGTATCGATGTTACGATAATTCGCAACAAGGAGTACACATTTGACCAAGATCGGAAATTCAGTCATTACCCAGTTCTCACAAACCTTCAACGTAGATTCTACATTGCTGGCATGTGCCGAACTGCAGATCTCGTCGCCTCTTGGGCGACTCAGATATCTCCAGTCTATTTCGTCAAGATGCCAGACGTTCTCCAGGGTATCAGTGTTACAACTGGTTTCCCTGTCAGTTCGTCAGGTCATCCTGCCGTCTTCGACAATCCTCTACGTTCCGATGATGAATCGTATCGTAGAGGAAAGAGGTACCTCGAATCCTTTGGTTTCCTTGATTCTTGCTTGTTCGGCGACGACTATCTTTTGGATAGCCGAGCGTCACTTCGCTGGAATCATAATTACCAAAGGGTTGAGATCCGACTTCCTGTCTCTTATCAGAAGAGCAGGGAGTGGGGCCGAGTAGACGTTAAACATCGAGTATTTGCCTGTGAAGGCTATGCTCGACTGCTTTCCCGTCTGCTCGACGACTCATCTGATCGGACGCCGATCCGTGGTGGTAACACCAAAATCGGCTGGAGGCCTTTGCCGGCTGGGTCCTACGAAGTAATTCGTATACCCAAACCGGCATAGACCCTCAGGGGAC